TTGGTTGTAGTCTTTTTGCCATACTCTAAGGTCCTGTAATAATTAGTTGTTGTTCACCGGAATCAATACACTAGTTGAAATTTGAAGAGGGATAATTGTATACTCTATAGTAATGGAAACGGTGTGGGGATAAAGATCGGGATTATTTTCGACGTAGTTAAACACGATGTCGTCTACTCTGAGAAATTTCATATAGGTGCCAACCTGTGATAGAATCCGCTCTGATATTTGGTTATATGTCGCCGGATCATTGGCTTCAAAAAAGAATCTACGGATTCCCACCCCAAACTGAGGGTTCATTATTCGTTCGCCCGGGTTGGTAAGCAACAGCATCTTCAGATTCTGCGTGGCCAACTGGGCAAAATTAGTATTCAAATTGTACGCTCCAAACGTCTCACTTATTGTGAGAGGTAACATAGCAGATAATCCTGACGGCATTTTTGTCTCCTCTTATTCCTTTATAATTAACACTCTGCCAAACTTTCTTCCCCAGAAAGTGCGGAATCGTCGCTGGTTAGTTCCTCGGCAAGATGTTTTTTCAAGAGATCAAGTAAGATATACAGAATACCAAACGGCAATGGGGGAAGCATAAGCATGCCACTAAAGGTTCCCGTAAAGTCAATACCCTCGGTAGACATCCGGGGTAAAATATTATTTATGACTTCTTCGGGAACGTTTTGAGTTCCCGGGTCGTTCATGATGGCTGCAGTCATGCCGTAGTCTAAAAGACACAACATAAGGGCGATAAGATCATCGCCTCTCATCCCGAATGGGGTGAAGCCTGCTTCTGCGATTGCGTCATCTACTGCCTGGAGGGCTCCGCTAGCATCCATAGCTTTGGCAAGTTCGTCGAAAGCCATTCCTGTTACGTTGCGGACTACTTTCCATATCGCCACGTGCGGATCGATCATTTCCGCCAGACCCTTCAAAATCATAATAGGTGTTTCAATGAGCATCTTAAGAATGAAGTCTCGCCCGAGGCCTTCGAACTGGGCGGCAAAATCGGGACCTGCACTATTACGCACAGCTGCTGCAGCATTCGGTCGTTCGTTACCAACGGGGGGTCTCGGATCTTTTCCGGTCACGACGTCGATAAAGGCCTGAATGATAAAGTTTTTGGTCGAATCAAAGACTGTCTCAATCTTTCCAAAGTATCGACTGGTGAGATAGAAGTTTTGATACACGGGAACCATTGTAATGAACTCTTGATTAAAGGTTTCGCTAAAGATCTTCTTATACATTGGGTCCCGCGCAATTCGTGCAACCTCTTCTTTACGGCTGAGACGCGAGGCGGTAGTTTGAATGGCATCTTCAATATACTTGGGATGAAATAGCTCGTCCCGGAGAGTCTCCCAGTTTTCCTGACCAAAAGCGCCCTGCAGGCCGGGTGCGGTGAGTAGGTCATCAAAGTCCGCTATTTTCACCCTGATAAACTCTTGGTTATCGGGAGTGACGGCGTATTGTACATCAGCATCGGCCGGGGAACCATCAGGATATTGGAATGTTGTTGCCGTCGAGTCGGTTAAAATGTCCCGGATGTAAGCAGGAAATCCTGCACCGGGGGAGGAGGAGGGCGCATAGTCCGCATCAGTTCGCCACACCCTCCCGGTAAGCTTGGTGGTATAGTTTTCCATGTCCAGGGTGCCAAGCTCATAACTCTCGGCCGTGGAAACGCCCTGGGTTGGGAGGTAATAAACTAGTCGATATTTCACCACCAATCCCGTAAACTCGAATTCCCAACTGGTTTGGCTCGATGGTAGAGGGTCCGACCCCTCAATAAAGGGCGACGCGCCTCCGAAGAAAAAGCTATTTCGGAACTCAGATAATTCTAATTCTCCCCCGGTTTCGCGGGTTGCTTCCAGAGCATCAGGTGCGGCGCCTCCAGTTAGACCGGTCCACGACACCACCCTTTCAATGAGCATTGTCCCATAAGGGAGGGGTGAACCTTTAGTTCGACCGGCCAATTCTGCTGCAAAATCGGAGGAGGGGTCTGCCGGGTTTGAGCTTAGTCTCCTTCCAAACCCTAAAACATCTTCAATAAATACCTCATCGAAACTCTTTCTAAAGCTGGAGTCAGCCCGGGCCATGCGCAGTACATTCGCTACGGCCGTCTTCGACCAATGAACGCGCTGACTTACTAGGTACTCTACCAGGGCATCCCAATTGGTTGTGCTAAAAGTAGTCCCAATCGGAAAGACAACTTGGTCATTATGATCTAAGAGTCCGCCTTGTGAGGCTGTCGAAGGACGAGCCATCTTGAAATTATAATATTCTATAATGGCTTGACGTACCCGCGGGCGACGTTGGAGTTTGGTGATCACATCGTTGCGTACTTGCGTCGCGATGAATTGAGCTATAACTGGCTTTTCCATCAATTCGTCGACATTGAAGGCGCTAAAAACAAAAATGTTCTTGATAATCAATTCAGCCAGCTCGACCTGAATCAGACTATAAAATAAGGATAACATTGTTGCGTAACGAATTTTGATATCCAAAGGCATTTCATCAAAACAGGCTGACTCTAAGAATTCGGCCTTCACTTGGTCTAAAATTCCATTTGCGTCTAAAAGATCTGCCGCTAGATCAGGGGGACAGTTGGTGTTATCTTTGAACAACTGGAGGCCACGGACCGTAGGGGCATCAAAGATTCCATTTTTTCTGATATAGCTGAACATTGCTTGAGTCAGACCAGCGAACAAACTGGGAAAGAGTTGAGTTTCGACTTCCTCCCGGACGACTAGCGATTGACCGCCGTTCATATAAGTCAAAAGTGGGTTGAGATTTGACATCACGGGACTAGTGAAGCGATTAACATAAGGGTTAGTCTGTAGCCTCACTTGATCCTGCGGTACCACTCCAACAAAATTGGAAACGTCGTCGTTACGGGGGACAAAATGTGATTCCATAATATCTAAAATGGAAGAAGTAATCCGAAATTGTGCACGGTCAGGTAAGTACGCAGTGGTCTGAGAGGAACTCAGTGTAACATAGGCAAAACTAACCTCCGTTCCCGACATGGTGCTCGGTGCTGCCGAGTCAAAGCGAGGATAGGTGAGACTCAACGAATCAGTTTGACCAAGGGTGTTAAAAGTAAATCGTAAATCGAGGTCTTCATAACTGTCATAGTAGGCACTATCCAATGCGATGTTTACATTCTGGTCACCCGATGTGTCGAAAACAGTCAGATTTGGTGCAGTACTGTCTGCAGTATGGGCACTAAAGCCGCCGGCGCTGACGCGAGTTTGGCCAACAGCGGGGACATAAATTATGTTGCCATCGTCGTCGAGATCTCCAGAATCCACTTGGCCGTTCTCCCAGGTGGGGCCCGTTGCCGGGAGAAAGTTGGAAAAATTGGATGTATAGTTGGCAGGGAAAGCATATGTTACGCGTGGCGTTTGCCCACTTCCACTAGCAGCAAAGACGCTGGCCGACAGATTGGTAAAGGTATCTCCGATGTTTTGTATCGCTTCGAGGAACTCACCTGAATTGAAAACTTCCTGAAGGGCCGGTACGGCCTTCTGCAGTTGCACGAGAACATTTGGAGCTAGAGCTTCAGAACAGGCTTCGCTGTCGAGTGCATCCTCTAAAACTTCCGAAAAAGTTTGAAATTTAGTGGCTATGGTATCCAAAAGTGCTAAATTGGCTGCCCCCTGTGTAGTCTCACTGACTGGGTCTGACGCACCCTGTGTTGAGGCGGAGAGGGCTGCCATAGTGGCCAATCCAAGGCTTGGGCCGGCGGTGACTGATGGCTCTAACAGAACATTCAAAGCAGCTTGAGTGGAATTCATAAATTGGAGTTCGACCAGTTCAGTCGTCATGTTCAACGTCTCGGGTACGGCCCGGGAGAAAAGCGGGTTATCAATAAACCCGGCCTTGTCAGGGCATTCAAAGTTCACTGGGGGTAATTCTAGTTGCAGTCCGTTCTCCATAAGATCGAGGAGAGAATCAATATTTTGCCTTTCCAGGGCATTGGCCAAATCACTTTCGGTCAAACAGATATCATCCTGATTTAGCTCATAGAGGGCGTTGGCAATTTCATCGCATAATTGAGTCACATCCACAATGGTAGCTAAATTGGCAAAAAAGGCCATAATGTTATTACGGTTGGTGAGTACCGTCTTCACATACTCATCGTCATAGGTGGAATTATATACCACAATTCGCTTTAGAAGCTCGTCTGTCACCTGGCTCGGGTCCGTGAAGAGATAACAAATCTCCATTGAACTTAAGATACTAGAAAGATCCCGAAGATATTGATAGATGGTTGCGCGGGGGACCCCCATACGATCTGCCATGCCCTGCAGTGCTGACGACCCATCGTTTGCTCCATAAATATTTGGCTCGCTAGGAAGAAAGTCGGTAATATCCTGAGCCCCAAAGTCCTCCGCAAAAGGATTATTGAAGTCGCACAGCTCGCGTAGAACGTTGGCGAGTTCCTTCATGATTTCGAGGACCGCATTTCGAAGGCCGTCGATAATAGATTTGAGAATTTGTTTCCAGATATCCCCAGTAAAGGAGAACGGCTTGAACATTTCAAGATCAATATCTGGTTTACTTATAGACGCAGCAGGCTGTTCGGGTGGAGGGAGATAAATACTTCCTGCCTGGTTAGTGAGGGCTTTTTGAACTGCGTTGTTGATTCGGCCCAATTCGGGTGCTAATCCAAATGTCAAGCAACGAAAGGCTTCTTTGGCTACCTCTTGAATTCCGAACTGACGAAAAACCATATCGAGGGGAGAATTTTTCTTCATGAAGCCCATCGGGCCATTCTCTAATATCCTCCCTAACTTTTTGGAAACATCTATGCCCGCTTTGAGTGTCTTCGCCTGCTGTTCAGCAAAAACCTTCTGAGCTAGCTCGGGGTTATTGAGCACCTTGTCTCGAAGTTCTCGGATCTCTTTCGATGTAAGAGCCACTTCAATTCCATCAGATAGACTCTTGGTATCTACTGGGAGACCGGCTTCGATGGCTGCCTTTGCATAACCTTCCACTTCCTCCGCTGTTTGATTGACGATTGGGGTTATAAAGTCAAGCTCTTCCCAGTTTTCGGGTGTGTCGCCAAGCGCCCCGGGGCCTAGGCCCTGCGCAAAAGTAGCAAAAGAGAACTGTTCGCCATCCATCATCATCGGCTGGCCGGCATAAGGACCCTGCATCTGCATCATACCTTCTAGAGTATCTTCATAATTACGCAGCATTGCAAGAGTAAGCGGGTCCTTGAAGCTAGAATTGTAACTCATGTTAGTAAGATACCCTACGGCCATAGTCTGGGGAGCCGGGGACTCATCAACCACCAGATACTCCATCCCACTGATCGCTACCGAATTCGGATCGTCAGCATAGCCCCCAAAAAATATAGTGAGGGTATCAGCCTCGTCGAATTCCCGGACTTCCGCTTGGGTGGAAAACTGGTTCACTAAAGTACGGATGAATAGATTAAGGAACTGTTGCACATCCATCTGGAGAAATGTCATATCCAGATTGGAGTTCATGCCGCCGGGATAAGCGGCTAGCTGCATTGCAAAGGCAAGGAGCCCATTATTTATAATGTCTTGGTTTTCCATCATTGAGCCCACGATAAAGGTACTCTGTGAACCACCTCCGGTGATGCCGCCTTTTTCCTGGATACTGTTATAGTATTCAATGACCGGGCCCATAGGCGGCATGCCTCGCAAGAAACTATTACCCGCGGAATCCTGAAATGAGGGAAAATAGGAGCTAGCCGACTGGCCGCCAAATGTGCTCGTTCTGAGTCTTCGGCGAATGGCATCCACGCTGGTGCTCGGATCATACGTGGCAACTATGAAGGAACGGCCGGCGACTGGTGGGGCCAGAGGCTGATAGAACCCTGTTACATTTGTTGCGTCATAAACCGTGCTCCGGAGGGCATCATATAAATCTTGATATTCCGCATGTGTAGGGATTGACCCAAGCACATTGTTTACACCGGGCCACAGTTCCGGATAATAATGCATAATAAAGTGATCTACAGCTTTATTGCGCAGAATTTCATATTGGGTCTGGAACTCAGACCGACTGTTAATTTTAGGCGCTATCTCGATACGGACAGTATATTTGTCGTCCTTAAAGAAAGGAATACCCGGTGTGCGGGATCGAAATTTGGGTCCGGTAATTGATTCTGCCATGATTTTTTAGTTCGTGTTGTTATACTTGCTTAAAATGTAAAAACTCTTGTCGTTCTTAACTGTTTCAGCGCCGGCCGGGGCGCTAATATATTTTTGTTCGATTCCGGTCAGCTTCTGCATCTGAAGATAACATTGAGTCTCAACATTGGTCACCAAATTGATGATACGCTTGAACCCTTCCGGGAGGTTATTAAAGTCCATCGAGGTTGGGCTCCCGTAAAAGGCGCTGTAGTGAGTATGAGCCACCATTTGAATCTGGAATTGACGATTGTAATCGAGGAAAGTCAGAAAGATATCTCTAAGATCATGAACTGCAGCCAAAGTTTCCTTCAAACATTCCGTCAGATTTGTCCCCTTCACAAGGGGTTGCATATCTCTATCGTCATTATTAGCCATGAGATCAATTCCGTAGCCACTAGTGATGGCGTTCCCCAACTCTCCGCCTTGGGAGTTTTGCCTATCTGTATGGGTTACTAACTTGATATTCTCCCGCGCGATAAATCGCAGAGTGTCGGCTTTGAGGGCTACCGTAGAACGCGGTTCGAAAACATTTGTGTTCCCCACGGTGCCAGGTTTTAGGCCAAAATATTTGTCGACGTTAGATTTCTGACTGATATAGACTCTGGCAGCGTCGAGTTTGAAGTTAGGATTGACGACGACCGGGTCGCCGTTTTCATACTGCGATATAGCTCGCGAGCCCATGCGGCCGGCGACAATATCTATAGAAGCGCAATGGGGGTTGGCTCGGCCGCCAAATCCGGAGGCGAGGTTGTGGGGCCGGTCGACTCCGAACACAATCCAAGCGTTTCCGCGGTTTATCTTAGTTTCGTTTTTGGAAAGATTATAGTCGGGAGTGTCGTAATTGGGGCGCGATAGATTTCCAAAACCAAAAAACGTGGCCCGCTCCAGATCCGTTTCTAGAGCATCATACTGACGCCTAACGTAAGCTGGTAGCTTTTCGGGATCCACTGCTTTGCTGTTTCTTACTGCTTTGACACTAATGCTTGGTTTTGCCATAGTATTTTTCCTTACCCTATCTATATTTAGGCTACAAACTCAGATTTATAACCTTTATCGCCTAGCATTTTAACCGCTGCCGAGTTCTGACGCACTGCTTCTCGTGCCTTCTTCAAAATTTGCACAACTTCATCGGGGCTTCGACTCAAGGGCTCCGTGGCATTGGCACCCCCTTTACAATAGGCACTATATCCCCGTTGGCACCCATTGTCTCGGGCATACTGTAGAGGCAAAGACGCCCATTCCAGCGCTGCTCGCTGCGCTGCCAAACAAACATCGTTAGACATTCCTAGTAAATAGCGGCCCAGGATGGGTCGTTTTTGCAAGAGTAAGTACACACCAAACACTTCTTGGGTTTCTTTGTTGTATAATTTGGTTTTATCTACTCCCGTCGACTTGACGGCTGAATTTAGAGTTACGGGGATGAGCTGATATTTTCCTGTGGCCAAAAACCCCACGGAACCATTGGGATACTTATCTGTCTTTCCGCCTACGCCCGTCGCTGCAGCATTGGCGCCGCCCTTCATATATCCCAGCACTTCATTAATGGTCATCTCTGTCAAATCTTTCCCTACAATTTTCTTCGAACCCCCGGGAGTATCTCCGCCGACTCCACGATTGACAGCATTATAGTTTCCGTTAGATTCGTGAGCGGCGATGTATTCTAATAATTCGGCAAAAGCCGGTCGCAATGCAACCAACTGAGACCAGCTGAAGCTAACAGTACCCTTTCCGCCGCCGTCACCTTCTCCCTCGGAACATTCCCCACTCTGGCCCAATAACCCAGGGACTCCGCCAGCAAACATCAATTCAGCATTTGCCTGCTCCTGTTCATAACCATTCATCATGATATACTTGCTCTTGTCGCCATCCACCAGTTGAGGATTATAAAGGCGATTAGGATCCTCATAGGTAATCTGTACAATAGCGCCCAGAGGCAAACCATTGAGATCGGCTCGGCCTGGCGCGGCCATGATATCAGGATAAGTGTGTAACACTGGATCGGTAAAGCTCTTAGGAGCAGGTCTAGGTTCCAGTTCCGGCACGTATACTTTATAAATCGTATAAGGCTCGCCTTTATATGGTTGAGCGTTGCCCGTTGTACTGTTGCCGTCAGTGGCTTCTTCGCCGCCGGCAGCGAGGGGCTGGCTGGCCACATACGCCCCCAAGAGGGCTGCTCGATTTTGATATCGAGGAGTCTGGACTTGTTTTTTATGTACAACGATCCCATTAAAACGTTGCTTTCGTCGTAGAGTATTTTTCCCATAGGTACGGCTCGTTGTGCTGTTAAGGGCACTAAGACTACTTGTGCGTCGACGATCGCCGGAGTTAGCTACATTTGCATCTTCGATCGCATTGAGAGTGCCGAATTTGAGATCTTTATTGAGGTCTAATTTTCCATTTGCCATTATCTTTCTCCTTTATACCGTTCCCTGTGAGCGCGCCGCGATCACGGGGGCCAGGGGCGCTCCGGGAGCAACCAAAGCCTTAGCCCAGGCCTTATAAGAGGCGCCCACAAAGTGAACCCCGTCAGTTTGCATCTCCAAATCTTTAGTATAGGGAACCGTATCAAACCATTGAACGGTACCTGTCCCCAGTCTGCTCAGGATCTCTTTTTGCCAATTTCGAACATTCTGCCGTAAAGTATCGTAGGCCACTCCCTGGTCATCAACGCTGGTAGCCTTCGAGGGCCCAAGCCATATTATCCCGGCGCCAGATTGTTTAATAACGGAAACCCACGTTTCTAGAGTCTGCTTATAGGTGTTCTTTTTGTTGGCCGAAGCGCCATTACCCACCCAATAGGAGTCATTGCCTCCTAGTTCCACAATAACGTACGAGGGCTTAACCCGCGCGAGCGCCTTTTGTATCCGACCCTCTGGGTTTTTGATGTCCCAATAATCTTTGCCGCTGTGCAGGCCCTTCCCATATTTGGCCTCCACTTCTAACGTAAGACCTGCGGCTGCAAACTCTTTAGGAAGATATCCGCCTAGGGTGCTACCACCGTCGGACTGACTATCTCCAATAAGCAGACCCACGCGGGGGTCTCCGTCATTAAAACCGGATCCTGGCATCTGTGCGGCAACGTCGCTCATAAGTTGCACCGGTCCATTGCCAAACATAAGCTCATTATTGGCCTGTTCCATTTCATAGCCGGCCATCATAATGAATTTCTCTCCGGTTCCATCGGCGATCATAGGATTATAAAGTCGGGCCGGGTCTTCATAGGTGATTTGCACAATAGCCCCCAGAGGCAGATCAGCGAGGTCTGGACGGCCCGGAGGAACAAAGATGTCTGGATAAGTGTGGAGGATCGGGTCAGTAAAGCTCTTCGGTGCAGGACGGGGCTCCATCTCGGGCACATATACTTTATAAACGGAATAAGGGTCGCCTTTGAAGATCTGGGCATTTCCTGTTGTATCACTTCCTGAACGCGCCATATCAGTCCGTAGCAGAGGTTGAGATGCTACGTAGGCAGTAAGGAGGGATGTTCTGTCTTGATAGCGGGGGGTTTGAACCTTTTTCTTGTGGACGATAATGCCTCGAAAGAGTTCTATATCATGGAGAGTGTCAGGATCGTACTCTTCCCGCATGGAAGAATTTAGGGCCTGCAAACTTGATGTTCGTCGACGATCGCCAGAGTTCCTTACGTTTTGGTCCTCGATAGCGTTCAGTGTCCCGAACTTGAGATCTTTCTGGAGATCAAGCTTGCCCGCTGTCATCAGGTGATTCCTCTTTTAGAAGATCAAATAGCTGGTCCTTATCATCAGCCGTTAGACCAAACTGTTGGGATTTTTGTTTCTGAACCAGGGCCGTAAGCTTAACCAACTGTTCATTGGAGCGCTGTAGGTTTTCTACGTACTTAGCTGCTATGGGGCCCAGCTCTCTGCGTGCAGTATCGGTAATCTTCATGTCATTGATAGCATCCATCAAGAGGGACTTTGCCATGGCACGATCTTCCCTAATATTGGTAGTCGTTTCGGCGATGTAGTCGTCTAGAGTAAGATTGGGCTTTTTATCCATTTTTATATCTGTCCACTTTCCCACTTGCGGCGGAAGGTACGGTAGTGTTTACGTAGTTTATTGAGGTTGTTTACAACCTGTTTAGTGTTCAACCCAGTTATCTCCCGCAAGTATAGGTAAATAGCTTTTTTATTGAAAATTTCGATGGTGTCAGCTGAGTCCATAAGGATTCGCACTGCCATCAAAACCTTTCGCTCATTTTCTTTGAGCATGATATTGTCCCAGGTGTCAATCTCCTTGTACAAGGATAGCCAAAATTCTAAGTCCTCGCGCGTGTCTACATAGTTAGGCTCGTCTGAGATACACTCTTCGGCCATCTCATTAATCATATCCTCTAGATAGACTTCAGTTCGGTTGCGCTTTTGGTTTCTTTTTACTTTGTGAATAAACCAGTTCTTTGTCACAACGGAAAAATAGGAGAAGGCCTTAGATCCCTTCGACGGGTCATATTTTTCTAAAATAGTGGTAAGCCATATTTTACAATCATCACTAAGAGATCCGATGTTCGGTAGACTGGTGAACCGATAAGTATAGATAATCTTGTCGACCATCTGATCAAAAGCCGGTTGGATGAGTTCTCCGTAAAGTTTCTCTCGGAGTTCCCTATCGTCGGTGTGGCAATATTTGATTATTGCCTCTTCATGGACTTTGGTAAAATAATGGTTTTTATTTTTAGACCGCCTGCGGCGGCGCGTTTTCTTCGGATTGTTCGATTTCATTTAGTTCTTCCTCTAGTTCTGCGTCGAGTGTGTACTCATAGATTTCTCTAAACAAATCTATCTCTTCAAGAATTACGCCAACTCGTTGGATAAGCTCTTGAATCATAGGCTCTCCATGAAAAGAGTTCATCCCATATAATGATTTAACAAAAATGGAAAAAGACCGAAATGTAAAATATAAGTCTCCTAAATTCTCAGATATAAAAAGAAGCTTCCGTAACACACGGACCAGATACCACACCAAGGCGGCATTGATTAAAAGGGAGAGAATGGCAATCAAGGTTATCATTTGTTTGCTAGTTCTTCCTTTTGTTGCTCTAGCTCCTGCCGAGAGTCTTGAATGAACTCCTCAGTAAGGGCACCGGTTTTACGGGAAAGCTTGTTTTTGCGCATCGTTCTAATGGGGCTCAAAAGTTTTACAAGATTTTCAGAGCTGTTGCACTGCATACACTTATCCGGCTCTTCATCAGCTAGATGAAAGATGTCCAGGTATGTATCACAGTTTGTGCAACGATAGGTATATCGTGGCACTATTCGTCATCAAAAGCCGTATTGGCATCATTGATTTCTACCTCGTCCAGTTTGATGACGGGCGGATTATCAACAATCAACGTCGAATGACTAGAATCCTCAGGATCAAACATAAAGTTAAACTCCTTGAGGACAGGAACGATATCGCTCTGTTCCATAAGAGACTTCTGGAGTGCCATCATCAGGGCCCCCAAGGCTTGATTAGATAATTTCATCGGAGGGCTCCGTGAGTCTCGATCCTAACAAGACGATCGTGAATATTCTTGAGGTGCTGCTCCATATTTCGCGAATGATCCCGGAAAGCGGCGCGCAACATCTCATCTACTACTTCCTCCACTTGGCCGCGGGTGAGGCCCGTGTTAGTGGTAGTGGTCGTAGCCGATGGGGTCTTCGTCGGCGTACGGGTGGTATTTGTGGTTTTTCTCATTTTATTGTTTCCTTTCTGAAAATAATATAACCATATTAATGCTTGTATTACAGTACATTATAAACTGTTCCTCCTCAGTCATTAAGGAGAACTCATAAATTCTTTATAGAGAGCCTCTCCTACTCTAAATTGCCATTCATAATCAATGTCAAAGCTTTCTAGTTCATTTATCACGACTAATTCCAAATTGGGAGGGGCAGAGGTATCCATCCAATAACCCTCCCCTATAATATCTATACGACTTGCATAGAGACAGTGAGCCGCCTCATAGACCGCATCAACATCCTTGGTGTCCATCCAGCTACGTCCTTTCCAGTCGGTGAGATGGTTTTTGTTTTTATCCCAATAATAGTTTTTCTTTTCACTCACCGCAAAGGCTCCCTCATTCTCGGAGTGAATAAAAGACTCAATAAATGTATCGATGGTCGACACCTCCAAAAGAGGATTACACGCACTCACCATAATCACATATTTGTATTGAGCTGGAAGTTTATTGTGCCATTCGAAAATAGTGGCTAAGCGCTTTTCTTCTAAGGCTGACTCATGAGACCTCTCGAAGATATTAATTTGATGACGGCGGCCGATCTCTTTGATCGGCTCATCATAGGCGGAAAGAAAAATATTTTCCCGCGGCAGAGACGTCAGTTTTTGGAGCTTACTAAAGAGAACATCGAGCAACGTAGAACCCGCAAATGGTCGCACCATCTTGTTGGGCACGCGCTTGGAAGCCAAGCGGGATTGTACCATGAGGGCGATCTCGCTTCTCTCTTTCGGCATCACTGCTCTTCTCCCTCAAAAATGTAATATTGTTTGACGAACCCGCATGCCTCAAATAGACGTACGCTCGCCAGATTAGATATGTGAACAATTGCTTTGAGATCTTTCTTTTCTAGTTCTTGAGAAACATAAGTCAGCATCTGTTTTGCAAGGCCTTTTTTGCGGGAGTCTTCCACGACAGCTATAGAGATATAGCCAGATGCATTGAACCCCACATACCCCACGGGGGTGGAGTCTTCCAGACAAATATAATATTTATCACCATGCCTTTTCATATAGCTGCGATGTTCTTCGACGGTAATCTCATGCGAATGCATAGAATTTTCTCGTGACGTCTTATCGTTCTTAAGTTCGCGAATGAAGGCCCAGTAGGAGGGATTATTTTTAACTATCTGTGCCACGTAACCCTTCAATCTGATGAATCGGAGTGGCCCATCCCTTCTCTAACAGAGGCCAGTATTTTTCCAGATCCCGCTTATAGTGAAAAGAGCCGACCGATTCGTCTTGTGGGGTGGGGGAGATGGCTTGGCTGCGGATAGCGCTCCACTTCTCCCTAAATAGATTTTCCATCTCCAGCCGCAGCCGGTTATATGTCTTCTCAAAAGTGTCTTCCTCGGCTCCGAAATCGACTTCTTTCTGCGCAAGGAGATCGCCCGTGTCAATTCCTTCATCGATGAAGTGAATGGAAACACCCCTCGGGGTGTTGTCCAGGAAAGACCAAAAATTAGGATGATAACCGCGGTTCCAGGGCAAATACGAAATATGTAGATTAATAACCCGATTTGTGTAATGCTCCAAAAGAGGCGCCTTCAAAATATACTTATATCCATACGAAATAATGAAATCGGGGCGCCACGCAACTACATCGGCGGTTGTCACCCGATCGGAGGTAGCCCACACTGTATCCTCTTCTTGGATAAAATCTATCAGAGGACTGTTTTCGTACCCCAAAAATAAAATCTTCACCCTTTCCTCCTTAGTCTCATGGCGATGTATCCAATAGTGAGTACGATAAAATGCTATCTTCCGCGACCTCTTCAGTTACCACTCTTCCGAGTACCTCATAAAAATCCGACGCTGGTATCGACTCCTCCAAGAAAGGGCGCTTAGTCGTGATGTTTTTGGTTGTGAGGACTTCTCCAGGAACCAAAGGTCGAGTGGCAATAATGGATCTCATTGCAGTTTTCATGTTCTCCTCACTCGGCGTCAGGTTGCTGGTTCGTCGATTCAAGCAGGTCTCAGCTGTACGAATATTGCTTACCATCTGCTGGAGTTCGAGAGGTTCAATCGCAAAAATATGATCGGGGCCTGGGAGCCGTTGGGAGAGAGTATAGTGTTTTTCTACACACGAGGCCCCCAGTGCCACGGCAAGAGGGGGAGCTAAAATCCCCGGGGTATGGTCGGAAAGACCCACGCGCACTTCCGGATAGGCCGCGCGGAGGGTAGGGATTTGTAAGAGATTAATATCTTCGAAGGGGGTAGGATAAGCATTGTTACAATGTAAAATAGTGACATCGGGGCGGGAGTTTTCCATACTTACCCACTCCAGAAGATTAGCCACCGTTTCTACATTACTCCCAATTCCCGCCGATATTACCAAAGGGAGACCCGTGCTGGCCACCATGCGTACAAAACGGGGATCACTAGACTCAAATCCCGCGATTTTGATCCTTTTTACCCCCAGTGCAACGAGTTCATCCACAGCCTTCTCATCAAAAGGGCTGGACATAAATTCAATTCCTACTTCGTCGCAGTACGCCTTGAGGTCCTTTTGCCACTCACGGGGAAGTTCAATGTCTTTGATGAGTTTTGTTATATTCTTATAGTTATAGAAATCAGGCGTATGCTTAGAATAGAGGGTTTCCGCACTATAAGTCTGAAATTTCACGGCATCGGCATTCGCCTCCACAGCTGCATCAATCAGAGCCAGAGCTTGGCCAAAATTTCTATTGTGATTAGCTCCGGCCTCGGCGATAACAAAGGTGCGAGTAGAAGTCATAATTTATTTTCCTTTCCAAATAGTTGGGAGTAAAGCGCTTCAGCCGCATCAAACTCCCATTGATAATCAATATCAATATATTGTGCTGAATCATAATGAAAGAGGGGTGGATCATGAGGTTTCTCAAAAGACCCCATATAAATGTGGCGCCCCACATCTTCCATGGTTCCGGCGCGCAGAGGGCCGCCCGAATAAATAGGCTCGATAAATTTAGTATTGAAAGTTCGGCGTGCTTCTTCAGAGCCATAAAATTCTTGAAATTGTGATCCATCTTTCCTATAAAAGAAGCGTCGGTGTTCCACGACAGAAAAGAGGCCGCGGCTGGGGGATTCTACAAAAGCCTTCACAAAGTTATTCAAAGTTTCCACCTGCACCAGAGGATTACAGACATTCATCAGAATATAATGATCGTAATCCAGCTTGTCCCACCAATCAAAAACCTCCGGCAACGTAAAGGGGGTGGTATCGTCATTGCGAATCGAACTTTCGTCGCGGAGGTACACATTAACATTGTGTTTGTTAGCAATTTCTAAGAGTTCCGGATCGCGGGCGGAAAGATATAGATTATCAGTGGGAAATATAGATTTTTTTATCTTCTCAATTGCCACCTCCACGAGAGTACTGCCCGCAAACGGGTTGATTACTTTACCTGGTAGCCGGGAGGATCCGACCCGGGCTTGTAAAATAAAACAAATTCGATCTAACTTTTTCACCTTACTGTGTCCTCCGGGGGTAGAACATCCGCATACCCGACGGCCTCGTTGCGGGTAATATCTCTTCCAGCCACAGTTCCCAAAAGATTGGTATAGTGACTAGGATCAAGCCCGGCATCTTCGGGGCGCTTACAAGTAAGCATTTCCGTTGTAATAACTTCCCCTGCTCTAATATCTTCCGAAGCGCAAATATGCTTGAAGTATTCTTTTCGGTGAGCGAGGTCGGCGGCGCTGGGAATGATATCCATCTTCCCCAGAGACTTCTCAATATTTCGAATGTGGCCTACCCACTCAGCGAACTCGTGCGGCTCTTTCGAAATAATATGGTGATGACCTGGAAGGCCATGACTCAGGGTGAGGCGCTTTTCAATAACACGGGCCCCCAATCCAATGGCTAGATAATCATTGATGTCATAAGAATCCGGTGAGGAAAAGCCTACGCGGACACCCAATTGTTCCTTCATGTAGGGGATAGAGAGCATATTCATTTCTTCATGATGGGGTGTGTGATAATCATGGAGCAAAATAACATCATTGTCTTTGAGGATGTCGAGGACGATTTTCAATTCATCTTCGTAGACGGTACCCACATCAATTATGATAGGCTCTTTAAGCTTGCTCATTTTTTCCCATAAGGGATAGTCGCTAAGATCCCAGGCTCCCACTTTGTAGAGCAAGAAGTTTAACTCTTTCGCATAGTCTAAGCCAGCTTGTCCTTCGATGCTTGCAAAGAGAAGGATATTTTCTTTATCCGCATAAGCTTTTATCTCTTTCCACTCGTCTAGAGTAAACCTCAAAGAGTCAAACATCTCAAACATATTTTCCGTAACCTTACCACGCACGGTGTCATAGGTATATTCAACGGTAGGATCACTCATCAGATCATCGGGAAAATGTAAAACAAACTTAACTGAATCTGCGCCGGCCTTGGCGGCCGCCGAGATTAGCTCTTTCGTTATATCCATATCGTAATTACAAGTAACCCCAATCTCGGCAATTATAAAGACATTTTTGTCGCCTATTGTACGGTTACCCACGGTAAGTGTTTTACTCATTTTATCTCCCTTAGTAATTGAAATTTTTCAGCATATTCGAGGCCCACTTCAGAGCCCCAAAATTTCATGGTATTTTCTATGTGCTCATAACTGCGAGCATGGGGATGGCCCCGCATCTCTTCCTCATAACATTCTCGCAGACATGTTATCTTTTGATCTTTATACTTCTTTACATCAAAGTAAACGGTTCCTCTAAAAGAATTTAGGGGATTGTACTCTGTAGAGGAGGGCACATAATAGGAATAGATCTGTGTATGTTCCCCTCCCTGCGGGCGGAACACTGTAATGGTAGCCCTGTATACAATCGAATGATCCACATTGAGACAATCAGGATGATGAGTAAAAATAATATCCGGCTTAAAGTTGATGTTATTTTCGATAAACTGACAAACGTCTAATAAAGGTACCGAATCCATTTTATTATCTGGAAAGGATCCATACTGATTT